TCGGCGGCGAGGATGGCTGGTAGCTTGATCATGATTGTCTCCGTCGTTGATGACGCATATGTATGCGACAGAGACACTGGTGTCAACGATAAATCGTAAGATCAGTCGATCCTGGATCGCTGCCCGGTCTTGAACTCCCAGGCCTTCCAGGCCCAGGTCACAGCCTCGATCTCGCTCTTGAACTTGTAGGAGTTCTTCCACCAGTTGAACTTCCCTGGCCGGTCGTCGTCGATAGCGCTCCAGTCGAAGCGCCGATCGGGGATCGGCTTTGGGTCGTAGGTCGTTTTGATGTTCACAGCGCCTCCTCCTTCACCCACTTCGGGAAATCTTCAAACGGGCAGCACTGCGGCGAGCCCAGGACGTGGGTATCCCCATTGGGATAGACGGCACGGTAGTAGACGGTCTCATTGGCAACCCTTGTCACCTCGAAGATCTGGTGGGTCGTGCCATCGGCGGAGAGGACGCGGGCATGCCGGAAGCGAAAGCCAGCCCTTGGCGTCAGTTGCGGTGGAGGATTGACGTGAAACACCTCCGCCCGGACGTTGCCGACCGTGTAGACTGTGCCGCTGTCCAAGCTCTTGTAGGTCCTTTTGGAGAGCTTGATGCACCGGTCGAAGAAGGAGTTCCGGAACGAGCTGGGATCGACAAAGTCGAACACGAACCCAACGGGAAGGCGGCTGAAGCGCATGGCTATCGTCTCTGCTGGGCTTCCAGGGTGGCGATCAGGGCCTCAAGGCGGTTCTTCGCGCTCTTGAGGAGGGAGATGGCAATCCCCTTCCCGCTTTTCGTCACGTCAGGCTTGGCCAAGATGGCGCCGGCTTGATGTATGAGGTCTGCGATCTCCTGCATGTCACGCTACGCTCGCAACGACGCGACGCTCGTCGTAGATGACGGCTGGATGCGCTCGCCTGTTAGGGAGCGTCGCCAGGATGCGCCGGGCCTCGGCCTCGGCCGACTCAATGGTGTCGTGCTCCCGCTTGAACTTGCGGTCGACGTAGCCCCAGAACGACAGCTCGTATTTCATGGAATAATCCTCCCTCAGCTCCAGCTCAGTCCGTCGCCCTCGATCCCGTCAAGGATCGGAGGTAGATATCGTGGCTCGATCACGGTGCCATTCGGCCCCCAGGTCAAGGCGTCCTCGGGGAGATGCTCGTCGACCCAGGCCTTGGCCTCATCGGTCAAGGCCTGAAGAATGCAGATCGAGCCGTGGTCGGCGACAAGGAAGTCGGTTGCGGGCATGGTCGTGCCTCCTGCTTGGGTTCCCTGACACCTCTGGGACCCGCGGCCTGTTCGGCTGGGTCCCGTAAGCGTGCCCTTGTGAGGGCGGTTAGTTCCACCGGCTGGGTGGGCTGTAGTAGATCGGCGTATTCTTGGGCACGTAGAAATCGTCCTGCCAGTTTCCGTAGAGTTGAACCTGATTGTCGATCAGGTCGATGCCCACGTCCCACACTTCCCGAAGCCGTCCTTCTTTCAGCACATAGGCGTCTTCCAAGTCTTCCGGCGGATTGCTTCGATAGGCTTCGGCAGTTGTTTCAAGTGCAACCCAACCGGCAATTCGCTGCGTCATCGTCGTCTCTCCGTTGCTGATGAGGGGTAGCGTTCCCGCCCTTGCTCCGTCCCTGATGTCGCATACATAGACGACACAGCAGTCGGCGTCAACGATAAATCGTAGCGGCTGAGCGTGTTTTTTCAACAGCAGCCGGGCTGGACAAATCCGACGAACTCTGTCGTACCTTCGACCTCATGCGAGACCTATTCGATTTGCTTCATCCCGAGCGGATGACCTCGATCGTCGATGTCGGCTCGAACCCGATCGACGGCGCCCCCGCCTACACCCGCATGCTCGACGAAGGGCTGTGCACGGTGACGGGCTTCGACCCGCAGATGAGCGTGGAGCCGCGGCAAGGGGTGACCTACCTCCCGCACACCATCGGCTCCGGCGACACGGTTGACCTGCACATCTGCTTGGCCCCAGGCATGACGAGCACCCTTCAGCCTGATCCCAAGGCCCTGGCGCTATTCCCTGGCTTTGCCGAGTGGGCAACCGTTGTCGAGACGAGGACGGTTGTCACGCAACGGTTGGACGATATCGCCCCTCCGTTCGACCTGCTCTGCATGGACATCCAGGGCGGCGAGGTCGACGTGATCATCGGGGCCGAGCAGCGCCTCGTCGACGCCGCCGCGGTGATCACCGAGGTCTCGTTCGTCCCACTCTATGAGGCCCAGCCCACGTTCGGCGAGATCGATGACGTCCTGCGTAGCAGGAGCTTCATCCCGCATTGCTTCGCTGCGGCCAAGGTGTGGCCGATGGTCACCCGGACGCCGATGGTCACCCGGACCCAGGTCCCGCGCCTCGACCCGCACCAGATCCTCGAAGCGGACATGGTCTACATTCGAGATCCCAAGGAAGAGATGACCGACGAGCAGTGGAAGCAGCTCGCGCTCATCGCGCACCACGTCTGTGGCTCGTTCGATCTCGCCATGCTGTGCATCGAGAAGCTCGCCGATCGGGGTGTGGTTCGCGCCGAGGCGCCCGCCCTCTATCGCCAGATCCTGGAGAAGCTCTGATGCAGCAGCCCCGCGGCCACCTCCTGATCGCCATCACTTCCAACCGGCCGGCTGAGGACGCCGTGCGCGACGCCGTCGAGGCCGCGCAGCATGGGCTCTTCATGGCCGGCTGGGTATCGACCCGCGTCACCTTCGGCTCGGCCGATCTGGAGGACGCCAGGAACTGCCTGATCTCGCAGTTCCATGTCTCGAAGCAGTTCGACAAGGTGCTGTTCCTCGATGACGACGTGTCCTGGTCTCCGGGCGCCGTCGAGCGCCTCGTCAGCCATCCCGTCGACTTCATCTTCGGCGCCTATCCACGTCGCGCCGAGGGTGAGGGCTTCTCGGTGCGGACGTTTCCCGGCCCGATCGAGTGCGTCGACCCAGCCACCGGCGCGCCCCACCCGCGCGGCCTCATCAAGGTCGCCGGCGGCCCGGCCGGCATGATGATGCTCTCGCGCGCGGCCGTGACCAAGCTCGTCGAGGCGCAGGCCGACGACTGGTATCACCAGCCGAAGGTGGAGGGCGGCAAGGCCTGGAATCTCTGGGAGTTCGACACGATCGACCACGAGCGCATCGCGGAGGACATGAACCTCTGCCGCAAGTGGCGAGCGCTCGGTGGCGATGTCTGGTGTGATCCGCACATCACGCTGCACCATCACGGCAAGAAGGTTTATTCAGGTCAATTCCTGCAGCATTTGCGCGAGATCGGACGGTTGGTCGAGCCTGGAAAAGTGCAGCGGGTCGAGCTGGCCGCGGCGAACGGGTGAGTCAAATGGATGAGCACGAGCGGAGCGTGCGAGACGACGCGGCGGCTGCATATAGGGAAGTTTTTGAGAAGCAGTCGCGCCTCTCGGCGCGCAGAGCAGCCATTCCGCCGAGAGGGAGTGATGGTCGGTTCGTCGCAAGGGGTGAAAGCCCTTGGCGATCTGCTCTACGGCGAATTGCGGTGTTCGTGGAGAAGGTCGTCGTTGCGGTGGCCTCGGCGATAATGCTTCGGCACATCGGTTTGTAGTCATCGACGCGAAATCTCACCCTTTACACGCCGAAGCAAATCACGCATCTAAAGACAACCTTGAGTTCCCCCGCATACACCTCTTGCTGAGGTGATGTCCCCCGCACCGCCGTATGGCGGTTGAGTCATGGTCCGGCTTAGCCGGGTGCCGAAGACGGGTCAGCATGCCGCGCACGAGCTACGCTCGTGCTTCGTTCAATCGGCGCTGACCCTCACTCGCAGATCCCCTATCTGCTGGTCTGGATGCGCCGCTCACGCAGGGCATCCCAAGCTCATGGCAAACGCGAACGCCCCGTTCGGTCTCCGCTACATTGGGTTGATGGGTTCGCCGCCCACCAACGCTGCGTTGATGGAGCGCCGCAACGCGATCCTGTCGACCAACACGACGGCGATCTACACCGGCGACCTCATCCGTATCTCGGCCAACGGTTACTTGTACCAGTGGACCGCGACGACGGCCGCCTACCTCTGCTACGGCGTGTTCCGTGGCTGCCGGTATGCCTCGAACTCCCAGCAGACGGTCGTGCCGCAGAAGTACTGGCCCGGCACCGACGCAGCCTCGGGTTCGGTCCTGGCGCAATACGTGCCGACCATGCTCTCGCCGTCGCCGCTGTTCGTGATCCAGACGGACGCCACCGGCATCACGCTCGCCGACATCGGCATGAATGCCGACATCGCGGTCGGCACCGGCTCGACGACCACGGGCTTCTCGGGCTCATACCTCGACACGACCTCGATCACCACGGCCACCACCGCGCCGCTCCGGATCGTCGATCTGTGGGCCAACTACTCGATGGGCAACTCGCCGGAAGGCGCGGGCGGCTCCTCGTCTCTGGCCGCTGGCACGCAGGCGGGCGCCTACAACTGGGCGGTCGTCGCGATCAACAACGCCGGGCAGCAGGGCGTCTAAGGGCTGGCTCTTAACCTAGAGGCGGCCTGACCGGCCGGAGATCTGACACATGGCAATCAATACCTCACAGATCCGCGATCTGCTCCGTCCGGGGCTCCGCGAGGTGACGGGCGAGTACCCGAATATCCCCACGCAGTACAAGAAGTTCTTCAAGTCGACGCCCTCGACGATGCAGATCGAGCGCACGGCCCATGTCGCCTACATGGGTCTCGCGCAGATGAAGCAGGAAGGTGGCGCCACCGGCTTCGACAACGCGGCAGGCCAACGCTGGGTCTACAACGCCGAGACGTACGAGGTCGGCCTCGCCTATGCGATCACTCGCAAGGCGATCCGCGACGACCTCTACAAGACGGAGTTCAAGCCCACCGCGCTGGGCCTCGGCAAGGCGTTCAAAGAGTTCTGGGAGATCCAGGCCTTCAACGTCCTGAACAACGGTACGACCTACGACAGCTCGATCGTCGGCGACGGCAAGGCGCTCTTCGCCACCGACCACCCGGTCGATGGCGGCACGGCGGCGAACCGCTTCACCACCGACATCGGCCTCAACGAGTCAAGCCTGATGCAGGCCATCAAGAACATCCGGACGAACTGGGTCGACGAGCGCGGCCTGAAGATCTCTGGCCGGGCCAAGAAGGACGGCTTGACCGTCCCGGTCGCCCTCATGGACGTCGCCGAGCGCATCTGCAAGACCGAGCTGCGCCCGGGCACGGCCGACAACGACATCAACGCGGTGCGCACGGTCGAGGGTGGCGTCACCGACTACACCGTCGTCGACTATCTCACGAGCAACTACGCATGGTTCGTGATGACCCAGAACGAGGGGCTGAAGTTCTTCGAGCGTGACCCCTACGAGACGGATATGTGGGTCGACAACACCACGGATAATCTGCTGGTTAAGGCCTATCAACGTGCACAACCGACGTACACGGACTGGCGCGCGGCCTTTGCGAGCTTCCCTTCTTCCTAATACCCAGATTGCATTGACGTCTAATACCCAGTCCGATAGATTGCCTTGTCGCAATCGTTCGGATTGGGGATGAAAATGGCGATGCCAAAGACGGATCTATCGCACGAGGAACTCACAGACGTGCTGTCCTACGACAAAGACACTGGCCGATTCTCTTGGAGGCACGACGGGAAGGTCGGCCGCCAGAGGGTTGGTCGACCCGTGGGATCGATAGACAAAAAAGGCAAACTCCACATCGCCATCAAGCGCAGGAACTATCCTGCAGCGCGACTGGCTTGGTTCTATGTGACGCGCGAGTGGCCCGGGGACAAGTTCATCATTCCGTCCAATGGCGACTGGCTTGATCTTCGATTCGGCAATCTCCGCGCAGCCACGCCGCAGGAGGTGGCGAGGAATAGTAAGGATCGACCGAACACGAGTAGTGGCGTTCGGGGCGTTAGCTGGGACAAGTCCAGAGAAAAGTGGACAGCTGGCATAACGATAAACTACCGCCGCAAGAGTCTCGGGTATTTTGATAGCGTTGACGCGGCGGCGGCGGCTTATCAGGCGGCCCGAGAGAGGTACCACAGTGTCGACGTGCAGGAAGACGTGACGGGGGTGCGCGAAAGGGCGCGCGTGGCGGCGCGCTATCGTAGCCTGTGGCAGCGCACGCAGCGTGACGCTGCTGAGGTGACGGGGTGGTCGTCCATTGATGAGTTCATTGCCGACATCGGCGATGATGTGAAAGATAGGCTGATTCTGGTCCCCATCGACGCATCGCGACCAATTGGCCCCGGCAACTGGAAATGGGACGTCACCCTGTATTCGCGGTTCGACACATCAACAAAAGAGGGGCGGAACGCCTACGAACGGGCGGTCAAGCGGCAAAACCCACACATCTGGCGCGACCGCCACTTCCGGCAAAACTTCGGCCTCTCACTGGTTGAGTACATGGAGAAGCTCAACGCGCAGGGCGGCGTGTGCGCCTGCTGCGGCAGGCCGGAAACGGCAACAATTAAAGGTGAGACGCGGTGGCTAGCCGTTGATCACTGTCACGCAAGCGGCAACGTGCGCGACCTGCTCTGCGGCAACTGCAATAAAGGCCTGGGCTTGTTCCAGGACGATCCCTATCTTCTCCGCAAAGCCGCTGACTATCTTGAGCGGCATATGAAATCCGATGGTGCTGCGTTCGTTCAATCCGAAACCGAGGAGCACTAAAGCGCCATGGGCATTACTCACCTGAGCGGCCTAGAGGTCGCAGGCGTGCCGACGATGGGGATTGGAGGCGGTCTCCCCATCGCGCCGCGCTACATCTGGGTCTCGTCGGACTACGGGACGAGCGCCAATACCGGCGCTGCGGACTCGCCCTACGCGACCATCGGCCAAGCCCTCACGGCGGTCGGCACCGACCACAAGGTCGGTGACACCATCGTCCTGATGGCGGGCCACTCCGAGACCATCACCGGCGCGGGCGGCATCGCCTGCGCCACGGCCGACGTCAACATCATCGGGCTCGGGGTTGGCACCTCGCGCCCCACCTTCTTGATGGATGGCGGCACGACGGTGTCGGCAACGGTCACGGCGGCGAACGTGCTCTGGCGCAACTGCGTGTTTGTCGCAGGTCACTCCAACGTGGCAACCTGCTTCGACATCACTGCCACCGGCTGCACCCTCGAAGCGCTGGAGTTCAAGAACAACACCACCAACGAGGACTTCGTCACGCCGATCAAGGCGACGTCGACCACCGACAACAACGCCGATGGCCTCAGCGTCACCGGTTGCAAGTGGACGACGATCGACACCGACGACGCCGAGTTTATCGAGATCAATGCCAACCTCGATGGTCTGGTGGTGGCGGACAACTACGTGCGCACCACCAGCGCCACTGCAGCTCAGCTGGTGACGTCGGCCGGGACCAAGGTCCTCACCAATATGAGGATCTCGGGCAACGTGCACATCAACGCCATGACCTCTGGCGCCCTGATGATCAGCAACGGTGCCTCCACCAACACCGGCGTCATCTGCGACAACTACCAGGGCAACCTCGACGTCACCGGCGCGCAGCTCCTCGGGCCGTGCACCGGCGCCTACTGGTTCAACAACTACTCGACGTCCGTGGTCTCGGCCAACGGCCTCTCGGGTGGCATCAACCCGGTCGCCGATACGCCGACGACCTAATGCAGATCGCGATCGTGGGGGCGTATCCAGGCACTCGTCTGGCTGCACCCTACACAGACCCGGACTGGACGATCTGGTGCTGCTCCTTCCGCAACATGGGGCAGGTGCCGCGCCACGATCTCTGGTTCGAGCTGCACGAGCCGCCGGGCCACGAGAAATATGTGGCGTGGCTGTCTCGACAGCCGAGCGTCATGGTCCGGTCGGAGCGTGGGAAGGCCTGGGCGCCACAGGCCCAGGTCTATCCAGAGGACGAGGTCCGGCAGCAGTTCGGCCCGTATTTCTTGACCTCGTCGGTCGCGTACATGATGGCGCTCGCCATTCGGCAGCAGCCCTCACGGATCGGCCTCTGGGGCGTCGAGATGGTCCAGGGTCACGAGTACCAGTACCAGCGCCCGGGGTGTCACTTCTTCATTCAGAGGGCGCGCGACCACGGCATCGAGATCTCCGCCTCGCGCGGACTGCTTGAGCCGCCGAAGGAGGAGTGGTGAGCCTGTGAGCGGAAACCGCACGACCAGATATGAGGACGAGTTCCAGCGCCTCATCGCGCTCCTGCGCGAGGAGGGCGTCAGCAGGTATCTGGAGATCGGCGCTCGCGACGGAAACACCTTCTGGAAGGTAATGATGGCGCTCGGCGACGGCGCAAAAGGCGTTGCCGTCGATCTGCCGGGCGGCAAATGGGGCTGGCCGGAAAGCGACCTGATTCTCAACAAGACAGCTGAGCGACTTCGCCGGCGGGGGAAGGTGGCCGAGGTCGTGCTCGGGGATAGCGCCTCGGCAGCCGTGCGCGAGGCCGTGGCGCGGCACGCGCCGTTCGATGCGGTGCTGATCGACGGCGATCACAGCTACGTCGGCGCCATGGCTGACTGGGCCGCCTACGCGCCCATGGCACGCATCGTGGCCTTCCACGACATTGCCCCGGGCCCGGCCAGCGCGCCGGGGATCGAGGTGCAGAAAGTGTGGACCGAGATCACCAAGGATCCGAGCGTCGAACGTACCGAGGAAATCATCGGCCGCACGGCCGGAGCAGGCATTGGCGTCGTCTGGCGCCGTAGCGGAGGAACTGCACATGAAGGGAAGGAAGAGCTGCTACGCGACGGGCGGGTCGATCTCGACGAAGCGGGACATCGGCGTAAAGGCGCCACGCGAGGGCGAAAACGCAAAGATCATGGCTGAGGCCAAGAAGCCGACGAGCGGCATCGTCCCGACCGGCGGCAACGCCATGCCGCGCCTCGATCGTCCAGCTCGTCGCCACGGCGGCGCTGCCAAGAAGGACTGCTAATCCATGGGTCTCCCCGTCATCGTCACGGTCGGGCCGCTGGCGACAGCGGATCCCGATGCCGTCAGCCTCAGCCAGACCGCGGCGGGGGCCCAGTATCTGGTCATCAATGGTGTCGGCGCGACCGGCACCTTCACGGCCAACTCGATCTGCGCCTCGCAGACGCCGGGCGGCGCCGGGGCGCTGACCATCGACGGCACGCTTGCAACGACGCGGCCCGTCGCCGGCTTCGGTGGCACGGCGGCGGCTGGGTCGGCCGAGGTCAGGTTTCCGACGCCGGTTCGGGTCTACATCACCTGCGCCGGCAACAACTCCGGCAGGACCTTCACAGTCACCGGCACCGTGCAGAGCGTCAACTCGTTTGGTCCCGGCGCCGTCGTGGCCGAGACGGTGACGGGCGCCAACGCCAATACGGTTGCGACCTCGGCGCTATTCTCGACGGTGACGTCGGTCACCATCTCGGGCGCCTCGACGGGTGCCGTAACGGTTGGCCACTCGGGCGTAGCAACCCTCGACATGGCGCGGCGCATCATCATCACCTCAGGCGGCGACGACACCGGCATCACGTTCGCTCTCGCGGGGACGGATTGGGCCGGGAACGCTATCTCCGAGACCATCACCGGCGTCAGCGGCACGGCGGCCTCGTCCGTCCTCGACTACCTGACGGTGACCTCGATCCAAACCTCCGGCGCTGCGGCGAGCACCCTGACCGTCGGGACCAACGGTGTCGCCGGGTCACCGTGGGTGCGCTTCGATGATTTCGCCGCCATGGCAGAGGTCGCAATCCAGGCCAATGCCTTGGGGACGGTCAACTACACGGTGCAGCAGACGCTGGACGATCCAAACCGGGTGACCAATCAAGGCCCCCCGAACACGTTCGCCGTCTCGCGATCTGGCATGACCTGGATCAATCACCCTGACACGGCCCTCGTCGGCGCGACGAGTAGTGTGCAGGGCAATTACGGCTATGCACCGATCTTTGCGCGCGTCCTGCTCAACTCGGGGACCGGCGCTGTAACGACGACGTTCCGCCAGCAGTTTACGGGCGCATAAGAGGGGGCTTTGATGCCGGGGCTGGGTCTTCTTTCGTCGGCTGCGCCGATCGATGGCTACGCGGTTTCCGCCGCGGCCACGATGGTCAACGGCCAGACGATATTCACCGTGACGGGAGGGCCCATCCTGATCAGGGCGCTCGTCTCCTTGTGCATCACGGCCAATGGGGCGACTGCATCGACGCTGCAATACTCGGTGACACCCACGGTCGGCGCGGGCGCGCAAACGATCTCGGCCGCGTCGGCATCGCTGGCAAACGCTGCTGCGGGAGCTTCTGTGTCTTTGATCGGAACAGCGCTATCGACCGCTGCCAGCCTCAACGCCAATGGACCGAACCTCGGCATGACGGCGCCGCTGTTCTGTCCTGCCGGCACCATAACGATGGTCGTCGGGGTCGGCTCTACGACAGGGACGTGGCGGCATCATCTCTACTACACGGCTCTGGCGAATAGCGTCGTCGTCAGCTGATGCGTCGCGTTTGTCATATGGTAATCCGCGTACCCGAGGGAATGAGCAGCGCAAGGCTGCGCATGGACGAGGATATCGATGGCGACGACCGGCACGACCAACTACGGCCCCGCCGCATCGGGCATGGTGCTGACGGCCTTCGCGCGTATCGGCATCCGGCGCGAGGCGCTGACCGCGCAGCACCTCGCCGACGCCGAGCAGGAGGCGAATCTCGTTCAGGTCAAACTCGCCAACCTGCAGCCGAATTTGTGGACCTCGACCCTGACCGCGACGTCCCTGGTTGACGGCACGGCGACTTACACCCTGTCGGCCAGCACGATCGCTATTCAGGCCTGCTACCTGACGACCACCTCGGGGGGTGTTTCGACCGACCGCATCATGTGGCCGTACTCGGCGTTCGAATACTCGGCGATCCCGGACAAGACGCAGCAAGGCCCGCCAACGGCCTACTGGTACAACCGCCTGACGACGCCGGAGATTACGCTCTGGCCGGTTCCGGACGACAGCGCCACCTACACGCTCAAGCTGCGCACGGTCAACCAGATCGAGGATGTCAGCTTGAAGTCTGGCGCCAACCTCGATCTCCCCTATCGCTGGCTCGACGTCTACGTGGCGGAGCTGGCCTACCGCCTGTCTCGTATCTACGCCCCCGACAAGGAGGTGCTGCGCAAGGCTGACGCTATGGAGGCCTGGGACAACGCGGCTACCGAGGACCAGGAGCGGACTCCCTTGTATCTCTCCATGAATACTGTGGGGTACTATAGATGAGGCCAGCCCAGGAGCGCATTCAAGCCTGTCTGATCTACAGCAACGGCGACCTTTTCTGGGCTCGTCGGCGGGGGAGTCAGATTGCTGGCGGTAGAGCGGGGCATCTCCGCGACGACGGGTATGTGCGGGTCAAGCTCGACCGCCGTCTACACATGGCCCATGTCCTGATCTGGATCATGCACCATGGAGATATTCCGGCAGGGCTTGAGGTCGACCACCGCGACGGGAACCCTGGCAACAATCGGCTAGAGAACCTTCGGCTCGCCACACATGGGCAAAACAACAGCAACATGAAACTCGCCCGTCATTCGACGACCGGGTTCAAGGGGGTCACCAAGCGGCCCGGCTATCAACGCTGGCGGGCGTACATCACGCACCATGGAAAGCGCACGTGGCTAGGCGAGTACGCGGCCCCAGAAGAGGCGCACGCTGCTTATTGTGAAGCTGCTGCTCGCCTCTTCGGCGAGTTCGCGAGGGCTGCTTGATGGCATATAGATGGCACCCCAAGAACGCAGAGGTTGACCCGGATTCACCGCGTGCATGGGGCACTTGCGACAGGTGCGGATTTGTGTGGAATCTCAATAAGTTACAATGGCAGTATTCATACATGGGCGCATTCGTGCCGATGAACACCCGGCTGCTCGTCTGTCCGCCCTGCACCGATGTCTTGTCCCCGCAAGACCAAGCTTACATTCTGCCGCCGGACCCCGAACCGATCTTCAACGCGCGGCCGGAGCCGTACGTCCTCGACGAGACGTCCTGGCTTTCGACGCAGGATGGCGACGTCATCACGGCAGAGGATGGGGAGTCATTCACGCCGGCAATTCCCAACCCGGATTCGACGGACAGCATCGCTGATCAGGCGGCGGTCAACCTGACCACGGAGGACGACGTCGAGATCGTCACCGAGGCCGGCGATGGCAATCCCCTTGACCTGGAGCCGAACCCATGACCCAGACGATCAAGGTCACGGACCTCCCCAACGCTGGCGTGCTGTCCGGCGCCGAGCGCGTTCCGATCGTACAGGGCGGGGCCACCAAACAGGCGACGACGCAGCAAATCGCCAACCTATTCGTGGGTCCCGGCTCGGGCACGGTCACCAGCGTCGGCCTTTCTGCGCCCGCCATGTTCTCGGTGACGGGGTCGCCAGTGACGACCTCGGGAACGCTGGCCCTGGCACTGGCGGACCAGAGCGCCAATCGTGTCCTCGCCGGACCATCCTCTGGCGCCGCCGCGGCTCCATCATTTCGCGCTCTCGTGTCTGACGACCTCCCTGTTGCGGCCGTTCCGAAGGGCGGCACGGGCCTCTCCTCCTTGACGGCCTACGCCCTGCTCGCCGGCGGCACGACCTCGACGGGCAATGTGCAGCAGGTCTCAGGCACTGGATCCTCGGGGCAAATCCTGGTCAGCGGGGGCACCGGCGTGCTGCCCTCGTGGCAGACGGCCTCGTCAGCCGTCGGGCAGGCGTTGACTAAGGCCGACGACCCCAACGTCACGCTGACGCTCGGGGGCTCCCCAACATCGGCTCTTCTCGCGGCAACATCAATCACCGCCGGCTGGACCGGGCAGCTGTCCATCGCGAGAGGCGGCACCGGGCAGGCAACAGCTACGGCAGGTTTTGATGCGCTGGCCACAGTCACGTCGACGGCGTTTGGGCGCTCAGCGTTGACCGTCGCCAATGCCGCGGCGCTTGCGACGCTGGCTGGTGTCGGCGCGGGAGACAGCCCGCAGTTCACCGCCATCAATCTCGGACATGCCAGCAATACGACGCTGACGCAAGCCGCTGCTGGTGTTGCGGCGGTAGAAGGCAATCGCATCGAGTTATCGATTGACACGCGCGCTGCTCTTCTGACGGCCACGATACCAGCCTCAGTCAACTATGTGACGGTTCACGGCTATGCGTCGGTCGGCGACGGAGGATCTATCACCTACAAGCGTGTCGGGTCGTCGAACCAGTTTGTAGCCACGTCCGCCGATGGTGCATACTGGCAGCCGATCCCGATCAACGGAGAGATCGATTGTCGCGTATTTAACGCCAAGGGCGACAATAGCACAGATGACAAGGCGGCGATCCAGCGCGCTTGCGACTTCATGGGGTTTCTTGGCGGCGGCGTCGCGAAACTTGTGCCGACAGGAGCAGCGTACCGCACGACAGACTCCATTGTCCTGGGCAACGGCGTTGAGCTGGTCGGTGCCGGCGCTGGCAATTTCCCTGGCGCAACGGCAACAGTCGCCCAGTGGGCGACTGACGGATCGTGGCTTCGGTGTGAGCATTCGTCGAACCCTGGCGTCAAGCTGCAGGGCCATGGCAGCGGCATTCGTGGCATCAATTTCATTTACGATCACCCGATTCCATCGGGCTCATGGACGCCGACGGTATACGGCTACTCGATATCGGTCATTAATGTTCATTCTGTCGTCGAGAGCATCTGCATCGTCAACGGGTACAATGGAATAGAGTTCGCCTACAACTCTGCATCCGGCGGAGGGACGCACGTAAAAATGCGTGATGTCATTGTGTCGGCTTTCAACATTCGGCTCAGGACATCGAATGTCAACGACACCATGTATTGGAGCAATATTCACTGTAGAAATCTCTGGTATTCGTCTGACCCACTGGTGGTCGCGCATTTGCGGGCCAACACGATCGGCTGGTATTGCGGCTATACAGATAACATCATTGTCGATGGGCTAGAGTTTTTCGAGGAAGCAGTTAGCCTCAAATTCATCGACGAGACGTGCCTCGGGAACACGCACAGCCTCTACAATGCAACACTGAATAACGTGCAGTTCAACTTGCCCGAGCAGTCGATGCAGGTGGCCAGCACGACAACCACTGTGAGGGGATATTTTGGGATTGTCGTAGCTCAGCAGGGGAACGCTTTCGGTTATACGTGGGGCGACCTAATGTTCGATCTGGCCTCAGACAACGTGGACTTGACATTTGCCCAGCTTCGCATCCCGGATACCGGCGGGCAAATCATGTCCCTTGGCAATGGTTCGGGCGGAAAATGCCGGATTGAATCACTCCAGGTTGAAAACTATTCGACGGTTTCGGCGGGTCAGGTTGGATTCAGCGTTGCTTCTAATGCGATACTTTCCCTGGGCACCTACCGGATTAAAAAGCCTGTCGGGGCCGGCGTTAGGTTCGCTGGCGGCGGTCTCGGGCTCGTGTCGACAGATAACGACGACGCACGTGTTCTCTATTCGACGTTCAACCAGGTGGATAGAACGTCGTCGTCATCGTCGACGTGGATCGACCTCAGTACGGACTGGTTATTGAGGCCTGGAACAATCGGCGCTCATCAAATCAGGCTGATAGGTGAGGTCTATGTATTCACTGCCGCGGTGGGTGGAACGATCGACCTGCGCCTGTCAACGCTGTCAGACATCACGGTTACTGGCATCGACGCGTCAACGACAGGATGGAAAAACGTTGATACGGGCTGGGTCGACATTTCGCAAACATCGATGGACAGCCTGACCACCTACGGCCGTCTTCAGGCGCTGGTGACAAACACAGTGCGCATTCAGACTGGATCTCTGCAGTTCATGATCAGGTGATCAAATGAGCTACACAACCTCACAGCTTGCCACGGCCGCCCTGCAGCATCTCGGCGTCATGGACGCAACCGAGCTCGCCGACGCCTCAAATGGAACGACCGTATACGTACCTTGTGGCACTGTAGCGCCGACGTAAACCACGATCAGGGGGAATAGCATGAACGGACTTTGGTTGACACAGCAGGAGCTGGACCGCCTCGCGGCACTGGTCGGGCAGCTCAAGTACGTCGAGGCGTTGCCGATTATTCAGCTGCTCAACTCGGCACACCAGCGCGCCGAAGCTATGCAGAGACAGGCACGGCCAGCGGCGCCGGGTGCGACGGATGCGGTTGAGCATGCCGTCCCGGGCGCCAACGGCCACGCGGCGGCTGCCGACGCCAACTGATTCGAGAGGCTGATCGCCATGGCCACCGTCAACATCCTGAACCTGCCAGTGGCCGTCTCGCTCGACGGCAGCGAGTATATTCCGCTTGTCCAGGGTGGCGTGACGCGGCGCGCGGCCGTGGCGCTTGTCGGGCAGTTTCCATCGGGTGACGAAACTCAATCGGCAAACACGGTCTACGCCGGACCCACCAGCGGTCCAGCTACGACGCCGTCGTTTCGTGCGCTGGTGGCAGCCGACATCAGTGGCATCACGATACCTGTTGCGGATGGGGGGACCGGGATCACCTCTTACGCCGTCGGCGATCTCATCTATGCCAGCGGGGCGACGACACTGGCCAAGCTCTCGGCGGTGGCGAGCGGCAGCGTCCTCAAGTCTGCCGGCGTCACGACGGCGCCGACCTGGGGTGCCGTCGATCTGGCGACCGACGTCACCGGGAGCTTGCCGGTCACTCGCCTGAATGGCGGGTCGGCAGCCAGCGCCGCCACCTACTGGCGCGGCGATGGCATTTGGGCCACTCCAGCCGGAGCCGGCACGGTCACTAGCGTCGACGTCTCGGGGGGATCGACGGGCCTCACCACGTCTGGCGGCCCCATCACCGGCTCGGGCACCATCACGCTGGCGGGGACCCTCGCTGCGGCCAACGGCGGCACGGGGCAGTCGTCCTATGCGGTCGGCGACATTCTCTACGCCAGCGGCGCGACGGCCTTGTCGAAGCTCGCCGGCGTCGCGACGGGTAATGCCTTGATTTCGGGGGGCGTGGCAACGGCCCCCTCATGGGGCAAGATCGGACTCACGACGCACGTCTCCGGCATCCTTCCGGCAGCCAATGGCGGCACCGGCGTGTCCTCGCTTGGCACGCTGACCAAGGCCGACGACACCAACGTCACCCTCACGCTCGGAGGTACGCCGGCCAACGCGCTTCTGCAATCCGTCTCGATCACCGCCGGGTGGAGTGGACAGCTGGCCGTGTCTCGGGGTGGCACGGGGCTCTCCTCTGGCACGGCGGGGGGCGTCCCCTATTTCATCACGGGGACGACCATGGGGTCGTCGGCAGCGCTGACGGCGAATGCCGTCATCAAGGGCGGCGGTGGAGGGTCGCCGCCCGTTGCCACGGGCGTCTCCATCGACAGCGGCAATACCCTAACGGTTCCTGGTCGCGCCGATATCTCGGGAACGGGCGCCCAGTTGCGCTGGAACGACACGAGCGCGACAGTCACGACGGGTGGTCTCGTCCGGTTTGCTGGCAGCTCGGGATCGTACGCTTATCAAATCAATACGGCCGTTGCTGGTGACTTCGGGTCGGCAACGACAGCCTACACCATAACCAGTGGCGGAGACATTACGTTTTCGCAGCAGATGGCGCTTCTTAACGATCTCGCTGTGAGTAGCGCGTCGACCAGCAGCGCGGTTCCTGCAGACACTGCCGCGTGGTTTGGGACGCCGGCAGCCATGACGGGCTCCAGCACCAAGTTCAACGTTCCATTCGCGATGGTCAACGTCGCAGAGACAGTGACCAATGATTATCCAGGCGGCTTCAATCGCGGTGTTATCGGCCTGGAGGTTAACCACGCTGTGAACTCAGGGGCCGGCAAGGGCAGCAGGGCCGGCGTGTATTCGATCTTGTCTCACAACGCCGACACGGGGAGCACGGGGTCTGGAACTCATGACTTCTACACCTCCGTCTTCGCCCTGATGGTGGCGACCGTCAACGACGGCGGAACAGCGCTGGCGCACAAGGGCAACTTCTTCGGGTTCGGTGGCATCTGCTCGCTTGAGACCCCCGCAGCCGGGACGTCTTATTATACGAGCGCGATCGGGGCAGAATTTGATGTCGAGGTTCAGACAGGGGTCTCCGTTAACGAGAAAGTTGGCCTTCAGGTCGTCTTGATTAATGACGATATGGTGCAGGGCAACGACGTCGACGCCGGGATAGCGATACTGTCCGACAATTTCAGTGCGCACCCCGGGTGGCGGCATGGTGTCATTATCGGAAAACCCGGCACGCGATGGCCAATGGACATCGATGACGGGATCATCCTGGGGATCTCGTCTAGTCTGTCGGGGACATACCAGTGTGCCTACGGCGTGTCCCTTGCAGGGGTCACCTTTACGCAGCGTGCCTTTCAGTCAACCGGTTTTGACGTCTACCCGGACGGCAGCACATACGCCACGGCTATTCGGGCGACGACCAACACCGGCCTGCAGGTCATGGACACGGATGCCTCCCACGCGCTCACGATTGCGCCGGGATCGAACCTGACGGACAGCCGCACGCTCACGCTGACAACGGGAGACGTCAACCGGGCAATCGATATGTCGGGCCCGACATGGACCCCGACAGTCGCCAGCACCGTTCCAGGAGCAACCTTCAATAAGGTGTCAGCAAACTATTGGCGTCTTGGCAATCTCATCTTCTTCTTCCTTGACTACGCGCTGAACGCGGCTGGGGGTGGAAGTGGAGGTGTGACGTTCACGCCTCCAGTCGCCATCTCAGGCCTTGTTGCGGGGAGTTGCTCTGGGCGCGAGACCGGCGTGACGGGAAACCTGCTTGGCGGGTCCGTGGACTCGACCAATGGCATCCTCGTTACAAACTACAATGGTGGAGCCACCAACATCATCGTCGCTGGGTATCGATATGTGCTTACTGGATTCTATGTTGCAGCCTAGCGGGGAAGCTCAATGAACTACTCCGACATCGTCACAGCTCTCGCGGTGCAGACCGTCTACGAGGAGGATGACGATAATTTCCTGGCGCTCCTGCCGGCGACGTTCGCCTATGCAGACGGCCGCATCTATCGCGAGCTGGATATGTT